ATGTCCCCAACAACAGACTTATCCTCCTGGTTGCCGAAGACAGTCGCCGCCGCGCGGCTGGGAATCAGCGAGAGAACTCTCGACCGCCTGGTCGCCGGCGGCAAAGGTCCGGCGTGCACGCGCCGGCAACGCAAAGGTAAGCGCCCCGAGGTAGTATTCGACCCGTCCGAAGTCGAAGCCATAGCCTCGGCCGTAACTGCCGTGGTCGTCTCCGAGTCCTCGATCGAGGAGCGCGCCGCGGAACTCCGCCCGTCCAACGGGGTGCCAGCCTCCGACGTCCTCGCCCTGGTGCGCCAACTCGTCAGCGTTACCCCTCCCCCGGCGCCGGAGGCTGCCAGCGTCTCCGCCAAGCTCTTTTTGACCCTCCCGGAAGCCGCCGCCTATACCGGGCTCACCAAGGGCCTGCTACGCCGCATGGTCGCCGAAGGGCTGCTGGCCGCCCGCAAGGATCGAGGCTGGAAGATTCGCCGTGTGGCCCTGGAGAGTATCGACAACGATCCGTCCAGCGATATCGCAACTGGCGATAACACAGTACAGAAGGCCTTCCAGCGAAAACAAGGAGGTGAGCGATGAGCCCCGCGTACGATCCCACCTCCCCCCCCTCTACGCCGGCATCGAAGCACCGCTCACCCCCGAACGCTGGGCGTACCTGCTCGACCAGGCGCGCGAGATCCACGCCGCGCCGGAGGCGTACGAACCCGCCGAGCGGGTGTGGGCGGAATTGGTGATCGATAGCGATAAAAACGACTGGCCGCGGCCGGAACTCCGCCGGCTGCGCGTGCAGGCAGTGGGAGGCAGCAAGCCCCCCGCGCCCGCGAAGTGAAAGGGGATCATGAAAAACAGACTGTTGCAAGAAAGCTACACGCACGGCAGTGCACGCCATGTCAGTGGCAAGGAGTGTGAAGAGCTGGTCCGCAACACCATGGCCCTTTTCCCCAACCTGCCGGCCGCCAATCTTGTGCAGGAAATCGTAACTCTCGCCGAGCCCGATTTTCTCGCCGAACTCGACCAGACTCTACGCAGCCGATACTTTATCCGGACGGTGAAGAGGCTTCGCGAGCGTGATCGCAGCGACGAATCCGCCGCCGCCTGGCTATTTCCGGAGATCCGGGAAATTGCCATAAAGCTTCCCGATCTCGTGCCCGTGGGAGACGGGGAAAAGGTCGAGCGCTCCAAGCTCCATTACGAGGACCTGGAGAGATACCTGAAGGTGCTCAACCAGAAAGATCGCGAACGGCACCAGAAACGAATCGCCGCGGTTAAAGCCCTCATGGAACTTTGGCCGCCGCGCACGAAGAAGCTTCAAGGTCTCACGCTCGCCGAAATCGATGCCAACAAGGCGCGAATCGCCGGGCTCGTGTGACCGTCTCCCGCGCCCCCCGCGCCCGCCATGTCCCCTTACGGCCACCATTGGCGCACCATTGTTCTTCCCGCCCTGCGGGTGCGCGCCTCCTATGCCTGCGAACGCTGCGATCTCCCAGACCGCCCGTCAGGTCTGCGCTCCGCCCTCGACGGTGCCCACCTGGACGGGGATACAAGCAACAACGACGATATGAACCTGGCGCTCTTATGCCGGCGCTGCCATCGCGCGGCCGATTACCCGAGCTGGAGCGCCAAGTTTACACAATGGCTCATCGGACAGCGAGACGAACGCGTTGCGAAAAAGGACGCCGCGCGGCCGATCCTCGCGTATTTGGAGGAAGCATCGTGACGATAGGAGAGACGATCAACTGTTACTTTTGCTGCACGCCGGTCTACACCGAAGAGGCGACCATCACCCTGCGCAGGGGGCCGCTGCGCGACGTGGACGAAATCCCCGTCCATCCCGAGTGTCTGCGCGCCGCCGCGCGCGATTTCCAGGCGCTTAGCCAGCGCGTCAGAAAGGCGGGCGCATGAGCCCCGCCCTCGCTCCCGCGCCGGCGTGCCGGTATTACGGCCGCTCGCACGCCATCCTGCGCATGTTCGGCGAGCTCGTCGACCAGCGCGGCAACGAGTGCGCGGTCGTGTTCGACAGCTACAGCCCGTGCAAAATGGAAACCCTCGGCTACCAGCCCGATGAAACGCGGTGTCCGCGTGCTTGCACCTACCAGCGGATTGCACCGCCTCCGGAGGCCGCATGAGTCCCGACAATATTCTGTGGCACCAATCTGGCATCAACCAAAAAGGTGAGCCATTCGTGCAGTTGCTGCGGGGCACCGAAATAGTCTGCCAGATGGATACCGAGCAGGCCCGCCAACACGCTCATGCCATTCTCGAAGCGGCCGAAGCCGCCGAGGAGGACAGTTTTATCTTTGACTGGGTCCTTAACCACGTGGGATCGGGCAAGGAGCAAGCTATGGGTCTAATCATCGACTTCCGCAAGTACCGCGCCGAGCGCACCGGTAAGAGTCAGGGTCCCACCAAGCCCACAGACTGGGTGATGCCATGAGCAAGACCTACGCCCCGCTCGTCTACTGGTCGTGCGATTTCTGCCAGGTCTCGGGCGAGCTGAGCCTCCCGCCGGCGTCCTATGGCTGCGATAGCTACGATCTGGCGGTGGCCGCCCACGCGCTCGCGTCCGAGCTGTGCGAGGGGCGCGTCCGCGTCGGCAACACGCCGCCGGAGGGCACGCCATGACCGAGCTGCGTATGCACGAGCACGCCGCAACCGGCGCCGCGATTGTCGAGGTGTGGGAGGACGGCCAGCTTATCGCCTGCATCTATCCCAAAGACCGCGGCATCAAGATCGTGAGCAAGTATCTGGACGGCCGGCGCCGTCACCTGGTCAGCGTGGATCCGAGCCCGCCGCCCGCGCTGCACGTCAACGTGTGGGACGGGCAGGTAATAGGAGACGAGCCGTGAACCGCCCCACGCACACCCCGGCCTGGGCTAAGGGCATGCGCAAACTCGCGCCCGGAGTGTATCTTCTGACACGTGGGTGCGGGACATGTCCGTTGTGCCTAATGCCCGCGTTTCAGCAAGTTAGCTCACTGGCAACCCGGCCATTCAGTCTGTTATTGACAGGTAGCTGGTAATGCGGAACCCAGGATACCCGTCAGGCCAGCGTCCACCCGGATCGTAGACCGTTCCGTCCCACGTCAGCATCCAGTGCCACAGCCGGGAACGCTTGTTGCCTTCCAGCCTGCGGATACAGAGCAACGCGCGCTTAGGAAGCACCGGTTTTGCCCGGCCCACTGGCTTCATCCGGTCAGCGCAAGGAAGCCCAAGCGCGCGCAGCGCGGCCACCACTTCCGCTGTGGTGGTTCCGCGCTTCTTACTGTGCCCTACAGCTTCAATCGCCCGGTCCAGGGACACCCCCGCTGCGATGGCCACACACACCTGACCGCACAGGCTGGACCCTTCAGGTTGCAGCAACAGTGTTGGTTGCATCGTTGGTTCCCTACGCGGCCTGCTTGGCTTTCAGCAGCCACGGTTCCTGACTGGATTGAACGTGAATGGGGAAGGACCCCACCACGCCGTGTTGCGGGTCCGTCAGCCACAGGTCCTGCTGCGGCGGTTCGTACTCGAAATTGCCGTTGAAGGCGTATTCGTTGTAGCCCACCAGGGACCCGTTGCAGCGCACCTTCATGAAGCTTGACAGCCGGTGCCAGTGGCCGCACACCAAGTAATCGAACTTGAAGCGCTTCATCTTGCGGGCCACCATAATCATGAGTGGCGAAAGCTGGGCCGCGATGCCAGAGCCACCCTTGGCTTGGTCACCGTGCGTCAGGTGGTAGGACGTGTTGTACACGCTGTACGCAAAGTCGGGCGACTCCGAAATAGCAAACGTGATGCGCTTGTCCCCGGCCAGTTCGCGCGCCACGATTTGGGCAAAGAGCCAATCGAAGTTATCGCGCACCCGGTTCTTGTGAATCGGCTTGATGTGGACCGAAGTAACGCGATTTACTTCGCCGAAACCGAAATCTGCGAATCCTTCGGAGTCCCTTGCAACGAGCATAATTTCGCGATTGTCAAAGCAACCGCCATGCAAGCACTCGTCAAAGCAACCGCCATGCAAGCACTCGCGGAACTCGGCTACAAGGGTTCCACCGAAATCGTCGAGGACGAAGCGTAAAATAGCTGCCATGCCCGCCCCCACCCGCAAGCCCGCCTCCTCCGTCCCCGTCCCCACGCGCGCCAAGCCGCCGGGGCGCTCGCTCGACGCGCGCGGCCAGGTGGACGCGGACGAAAGAGCGGCCGACAGCGTCAAGCTCAAAAGCGCATGAGCAAACGGCGCGGATCCACCTTCCACTACCGCCTCAAGCGCTATCAGCGCATGATGGCGGCCCGATGCTCATCGTACCGGCGCCGGCACGAGCTGGCGCTTGCCGTTGCCCGAGGCAGGGCGCGAGCCCGCTGAGGTTTCCGGCCCCCCCTCCCAGCCTGTCTTTTCCTGCGTCAATTCGCCCCGCCAGCGGCCTCGACACAACCCGCAACCCGCCCGCCGCGGACGGCTGCTGCGCAACAAACGACCGTAAAACACTGAAAAAAAAGGGTTACCTGAGGGATTTAGAATGCGTCGCTTTTCTACGTTTCTGGGAAGGGGTTTGTTGCGCACCCTCCGGAGCGTGCTTTTGCGCCATTCGCAGGGTGGACTCTCCGACGCCGAGTTTCCGCCCGATCGCCCGCCAGCTCATGCCCTGCTTCCGCAGCTCCGGCACCCGGCCGCGGTCAAACAGTTTGAACGGCCGGCCCAGACGCACACCCTTGGTCGCGGCCCTGGCCAGGCCGGCCTTCGTACGGTCGCTGATTCGCTGGCTCTCCTGTTTCGCGATCCAGGCGAACAGCATCAGCAGCAGCTCGCCGGCCGGACCCGTCGTGCGCAGGAACGCCTCGGAGTAGCTCTCGAACTTCACCCCATAGTCCGCGAGCCGCTTCACGTGCAGCAACGCCGGCAGGGCGCCCTCGCGCGTCAACCGGTCGAGAGCCCACACCAGCAGCACATCGAATTTTTTTCGGCTGGCGTCTTCGAACATCGCCTGTAGCGCGTCCCGATCCGTGTTCTTCCCGGTCGCGCGGTCGATGTATTCGACAGCCTCCCACCCCTGCGCCGCCGCGTACCGCCGCAACTCCGCAAGCTGATTCTCCGGGTCCTGCCCCTGGTAACCCCGGCACTCGCAGCGTGGGTGCGCGCAGCGCTTATGCCGGCCAGCATGCTCGTCGTGGACATGGCCGCAGTGCTCTCGGGTGCAGCGCTCCTTCGAGACCCGCGCGTAGATCGCTGCCCTCATGGCTCGATTCGTCCTCTCTTGATTTCCCTCACAATAAACCCGACGCCGCAAGGGCCCCCCAGTCCCGCCTGGTCATTTCGCGTCCTTCTTCCCGTTCTTCCCGGGCCGCCGGCCAAGTTTCAGCCTGTCTCCCAGAGCCGTGTCCGCTTTCTTCTTCGGGCGCCCTACAGGCCTCCCCGTGTTTCGGGAGGACGCCGGGCGCTTGGCTACGTAGCCGGCGGGCCATCGAGCCGCGGCGAGGTCTTTGCCTACCTGTCTTTTCTCCTCTTCGGAGGCCTTGTCCCAGCGCTTTCGTGCCAGTTCAGAAGCCGGGTTGGTTTCGTCTGTCATGCCTAAGAATTTTAGATACGTGCGCACTTATTTGCAAATTTGACGTTGACGCCAGTGCGCACGTATGTCAATATTAACTTAGGCAGCCCGCGCTTCCCCGAAATCAACAAAAAGGAGAGAGAACCATGGCCGAGATTCTACACTTCGAGCCCAACGTGCCGGTTCAGCTCGCGTTGGCGTATCCGGGCGGAAGACCGATTCAGCGGGATCGCCGCGCTTTTGCCCATTCGATCATGTACTCGCTCACCGACGGCCGCGTCATGTTCCTCGACATCGACGTCGCCGCCCGGATCGAACGCCGCGGCATTCAAGCCCGGCAGCCCTTCTTCATCTGCAAATACAGGTCCGGGAAAGGAGCTTTAGCTCAGTGGAGGGTGTGGCTGCCAGGCGAGGTAGGCGAACAGCCCGATGGGACGTTCGTGTTGCCGCGCGAGCCCGGGCCGGCTGCACCGACTGACTCTGTACAAACCGTTCCGAGCCCAATCGCGCCGAACCGCTTAGGAGCCGAGCCTCGCAAGCATCATACTCCCTGCCGGGCTCAACGCGCAACGGCCGAAAGGAACTCCCGATGAACCGGCGCGTGGTCCGCTATCTCCGCTACGCCATCCATGGAGAAACCCAGCGCCCCCGCGCCCCCCGCCGGCCGGCTCGCCGCGGTCCCGCCCGCAACTGGAAGTACCGCGCCTGGATTCGCTCGCTGCCTTCGGCCGTCTCGGGGCTGCCCGGGTGCGAAGCCGCCCACACCGGCACCGACGGGGGCATGCGCCAAAAGGCCTCCGATTATTCCTGCGTACCTCTCACGCCCGAGGAGCACATCGAGTATCACCGCGTTGGGAAACGCGAGTTTGAGCGCGCCACCGGCCTCGACTGCGGCCACCTGGTCCAGCGCCTCAATCGCGATTGGTTTCGCTTACGCAACTACGTCAAGTGAGGAGATCGAAAATGGACGATAAGGATGTCTGGAAGGATTGGGAGAAGGACTACAAAGACCCCTGGGCCGATCGCTTCCGCGAGGTCGATAGCGACTGGGGTTGTTCCCCCTGGAAGCGCGCGCGCCGCTGGCGGGTGTGCTTCCTCGTCTCGGCCAGCTTCAATATCCTGCTGATCGCGCTCCTGAAAGCTTTGGTGCTCGCATGCCGCTAACCGCCATTCTGCTCGCCCTCTCGGCCCTGCAACAGGCCGAAGGACAACGCGCCGCCGCGCGCATTCAACAGGCCCGGTACTGCGCCGCCGTCGAAGTCCGCGCGCAGCATCGGGAAGTCGAACGGGTCCAGCCCGTCAGCCCGCTCGAGCCCGGCATTGCCGTCGCCCAGCACAAGCTCGAAATCGACCGTCTCCTTCAGATTCCGCCGGTCCGGTAGCTCGCCAGCAGCGCATCGCCCGGCTGCGGAATCGCGCCGGCGCCGAACGTCACGGTGGAACCGGACAACGTAAAGTCCCCACCGGCCGCCAACCGCAGCCCGTTGCGGTACAGCTCCAGGCTCAACGCCGGACTTGGGGCGGATGCCAGCGTAAACACAGCGTTCGTCCCGTTCAGCGTTCCCGTCGGAACCGAGTTGTCCACCGAAGCCACGCCGCTCGATCCCGTCCGGTAGCTCGCCAGTAAAGCGTCTCCCGCTCCCGGCACCACCCCGTTGATGAACGTCACCGTCGCGGCGGCAAGCGTATAATCGCTTCCCGCTTCCATCAGCATCCCGTTGAGGTACAGGTTCAGGCTTAGCGCCGGGTTTGGGGTGGACGGCAAAGTGAAAACTGTATTCGCCCCGTTCAGCGTTCCCGCCGGAACCGAGTTGTCCACAAAAACCAATGTCGAGGTCGAGGAGGAAGGTGCCCCCCGCACGGAAGCCAGATTGACCGGCGTGGCGCTCGCCGGCACCACCCACTGCTCCGCCGCCGGCGCGCAGCCCGTGGGCGTGATGTTGTACGTGGCCGTGTATTGCCCCGGCTCCAGCGTGACGCTCAGCCCGTTGGCCGCCGCCGCGATCGGATAGTCCCAATTCCCCGCATATACCGTGCGCCCGTCCGGCGCCAGGAACATCGGCCACGATAGATTCACGGCGCCGGCGCAATACCGGCCGTCGGCGGCGTAGAGACTGTCCTGCACCGTCGTCAGCCCTTGCGCACCCACCGGCGCGCACAGGGCCAGAGCCCCAAGCAAAAGCCATTTCATTTTCATTCCGATCCTCCTGCGTTTGCCATAATCGACGCCCTCCAGGATCTCTTTTTCGGCTACCGCCTCTGACTCAGACTTTCAGATCTACGCTCACGATCACCGGAGCGTTTGTGGTGGCCACGTCGATCCAGATCCGCGTCAGATCCCGCGGCGCGCCGCTCTGGATCCCGCCCGACATGTCCGTGAACGTTGCCCCCGGCACGCTCGCGGTTCCCGGCGCAAGCTGCTGCGTCAGGTGTCCCGCTGTCGCCTTGTTGGCCACAGTGCCCGGGACGAAGCCGGCCAGGTCCATGTAGTAGCCGACTCCCACGGTCCCGCCGAAGCCCATCTGTATGTCGATTCGGTTCACCTGAATCGCGTTCGCCGCCGCCAGTGCGGCATTGTTCGCCACCAGCCCTGGGCACAGGGCGACGCCCAGGTTGACCGGCGTACCGGCCGTGATGTTCGATATGAGTGCGTTGATTCGCATCAGAAATTCCTTTCGTTTAGGCGTCGAAGCTGGGAAGATCCTTCAGCGCCGCGGATCGCTCCGGACTCCAAGCCAGCGGTCCGCGCTTCGCCTCGAAGGCGTGCTGGAATGCCGGCCCATTCACGCGCACGATTTGCGAGTGAGGCACGTCGTCCAGTCCCCTCACGTACGCCGCTTGCGGCGATTCGACAATTGGAATATTCGCCGCGGATCCGCCAGGCTCACCCGGTGACCCACCCCCTGTCCTAGGGTTTACCCGCGCAGCGCTGCCACCTCCCGGTGCCGGCGGGGGACTTGGAGGTCCTCCAGGTGGAATCGGGGTTACGTCGTCGTCGCCCGCAATCCGCAGAATCTGGGATGCGCGCAATGCCGCCGCGGCCGGCGCTTCCGGTTTCAGTGCGCCCGTCAGGAGTCGAACGCCCGCGGGCGAGTACAACAGCTTGGCAATCGCGCGGCCGCCCAGCAGGTAGCCGCCCTCCAGCGCGGCAGAGCCGAGCGCCGCCAAGGGGCTGTGCAGCCACAGTCCAATTCCGGCCCCCGCGCCCGTTAATCCGGCCACACTGTTGGAGACCTGGTTCACCAGCGCCGTGCCGCTCGGGTTCGGATTCTCGGCTGCCATCTTAACGCCCAGAAAGAATCTATCGAGCGAGGTCCGCAGACCCGGATTTGGGTAGAGTAGTTTCTTCGTCTGCGGTCCAAGATTCTCCCACTGCTTGGCGATGGTCTGCGCGCGCGAGAATCCGCCCTCCTGTGTCGCCTGGTCGAAGAGCTTCTGGATGTATGCGCGGCCGATCTGCCGGAGCACCTCCGGCGTGTGCTCCGCGATCTTCCGCAGAAAACTGACGCCAATGTCCTTCTGCCAGGTCAACTGATTGAAGGCCTGCACCGGCTCGTCGCGAAGCTTGTCGGCCACGTCGGCGAGGTCCATCTTCGTCGCGTGGGTCGCGCGCCCGTCCTGCAAGGCCTCCAGTTTGTCCCAGCCGGTCTTTGCCACCGCCGAGTCGATTCCGTCCTGCAAATCCGGGATGATTCCCGCGGCCATTCCTTGTGCCGTGTTTCGCAAGTTGGCGTTGTCCACGCGCGCCATCGTCTTCAACCCGCTCAAACCTTGCTCGGCCGCTTGCGCTGGGATGAAATCCGGCCCGTTCAGAATCTTCTTTACCGCCTGGTAGCCCGCGCTCGAGGCCTGGTCCGCAGCCGGCATCCACGACATCGAATCCATCACCGGCACGAGTTGTTGCTTGATCGCGCGCACGTCCACGGGCATGGAGACCTGGCCCATGACTGGCACGCTCTCTGTCTGCCCGGTGTCTTTTCCCGTGGCGTCCGCAACTGGCCGCTGCACCGTCTTGATGGGCACAGTCTCGATATTCTTGGGATCGTTGGCGCCTTCCCAGGCGTTCCGGTAGGTTTCGTCTTCCGCTAGCTTCAGATTGGCAATCTTCTGATCGAGCGCTCCGGACACGGCCGCGCCGGCCGATTCCGGCGTTGCCGGCATCGGATGCGCCTGATCCGCCAACTCGCCCGCTACTCGTGTAAGGCCCTGCTCGGTGGCGAGTCCTGCCCGTGCCGCCACGCCGGCGCCCAGCGGCGTTTTCGCCGCCAAGGCCTGGGCGCCTTTCAGGAACCCGTTTCCCGTGACCGTACCCGCGTTGAGCGGTACGTCGTTCGCCCGCAGGTAATCCACCGCCGCCTGCTGCACCGGATTCAACCGGCTGCTTACAAGCCCTCCCGTGGCTGTTGGCGCGGCTTCGGCTCCTTCCGCCGCCTCTGCGCCCTCCACCCCCGCGCCCGCGCCTCCGGCCACGCTCCCAAGTGCCGCCGAGCCGGCAAATCCCAACGCCTGGCCGATGGCCCGCGGAATATCCGGTGCCGCCCCCGGCTTGACCACATTGCCGTACTTGTCGAAGGTCGGTTGCGTCCCTCCGGCCGTTTCGGCGATGTGTGCCGCCGAAGGCCCAAGGAGCGGAATTGCCGCCGCCAAGGTGTGCCCGAAGGCTTCCACATAGTCTTTCCGGTCAAGCGCCGCCTTGGCCTGCTGCGCCTGGTCGATGTGGCTCTGCACGATTCCAGAGATCAGCTTCGCGCCGTCCGACTCGGGATCGAGCATGATCGGCGAAGTCCCGTGCGCGGCGATGCTCGTCAGCCCCTTTACCAGGTTCCAGATGCCGCCGCCCGTGTATTCCCATGCGCCCTGTCCCACGCGGCTGAGCGCCGAGCCTTCGGGTTGGGTGTAGGGCTCCCGGTTGTACACCGGGATCCCGCTCGGCGTGGTGTACAGGTACCGATTCCGCGGATCGTCCAGCACGTTGCCGGTAGCCGGCTGCGCTTCGACGCTGGCCCCGTATTTCGCCGCCAGTGCCTGCATGTCCGCTGTCGCGGTGGCGGGCGCCGCGGTGGTTAGAGGCGTTGCGGTAGCGCCGTACTTCGCCGCCAGTGCCTGCACCGGATCGTCGGCCACTTTACTGAAGCCCCTGGTCTTTCTTGAATCGCGCCATGGAGGCCGCGTCTTGGAAAACGAAGGTGTGCCCCTGGTACACGACGCTCAGCCCCGTGCCGCCATTCGGATTTGTTGGGTCGAAGCCGTGTTTCTGGAACACCCCCCGCGCCGCCGGCAGCACTGGACTGTATGTCGTGTCGCCTGGGATCTGCTGCCGATAACGCTGCTGGTAGGTGCTCAGTTTGGCTCCCAGCACGTGTAGGTTCGTTTCCACCACGCCCTGCAACTGCGCCGGAGAATTCGCCGCGTCGATCGACTTCGCCACGTTGGCGATTTCCGGGTCCGTTGCGTTGCCCTTCAGCGCGCTCGCCATCTCACCCGATACCGCCGATTTCAGCGCTGCGAAATTCGTGGGCGCCGTCGCTCCGAAGGCCGATGTAATCCGGTTCCACACCGCGTTGCCAGGCACGAAGCTGCCGTTGGCCATGGCGCCGGCCGCGTCCGCGAACTGATCCAGGTGCACCGCCGCCGTGTTCAGCGCGCCGATGTTGCGGCCGTCCGCCCCCGTGGTGAAGGCCTTGCGCACTTGCGCCCGCTGGTCGCTGTAACTCGGGTCATACTGAAACACCGCATTGCGGATCTGAATCGCCGCCTGGCTGCGCGTCGCCGCCGAGGGCATCGTGGCGCGCCCTTCCGCGATCGCGCGAATCTGCGCGGCCGTCCCCGCCGGCAGCGAATTCAGATAATCTTCGCCCGTCAGTTTGGAAGTGTCGCTTGCCGGCGTGCCCAGCCCCGGCGCCGTAGTGTTGATGTTGGTGACAGGGCGCGCCGCCAGCTTCGACTGGTCCAGCCGTCTCAGCGCCTCGTTGGCCGCGTCCCTCGCCGCTTGCGGTTTGCTCGGGTCCGCGGCTACCGCCGCCAATTCCGCCTCCGTCTTCGGCTGTGCCGCATTGGCGGCCGCCTGGTCCGCCTGCGTCCTCTGCTCCGCCGTCATGCCGGCTCTTTGGATCGCCGTCTGTGCCGATGGAATCATCTTGCCGGCCTGGTCGAACACCATCCGCGAAGGCGGGAAGACCGCCGCGCTGCCACCGCCCGCGACGTAAGCATCGCGGGCCTGATCGTAGCTCGCCGGATCCTCCATGCTGCCCAGCTTCGCCGCTATGTTGCTCCGTTGGGCCTGGTCGGCCGCCGCTTGTTGTTCCGGCAGTAGCGCGGCTTCCTTGGCCGCCTCCGTGCCTGCGTTCTTAGCCGCCGCGTTGCCCCGCATCACGGCGCCCTGGGCGGTGGTCCACTTGTCCGTCGTGTAGGCCGCCATGGCCATCTTGAAGTCGTTAGGGTTCGTCCACTGAACCAGATCGGTCGCCTGTTTGTTGGGGTACCGGCTCAGTAACCCCTGGTTGATTGTCCCGACCATCTGTTCCTGCTTGGCCGGGTCCGGCTCGTCCATCGCCGGCTGGTAGGCGTTGTGCAGCGTATCGTGCCACTCGTCCGTCACGTCCTGGACGTTCTTGTCCACTTCCGACTTGGTCTTCGCCATGTTCAGCATGTTGGTCCGGAACGCCATGATGTCTTTCGGCAGCACGCCGTAGGATGGCGCGAGCTGAGTCGCCTTGTCGGGGTCGCCGTTGGCCGCCAGATACGCCTTCATGAGCCCCTGCTGGCTCTGAATCTCCAGTTGCTTCTGCTGGTTCTCGAGCTGCTGCGCCTGCACCCCCTGCTGGGCGCTCTGCACCTGGTACGGCGACAATTGCCTGGCCGTCTGCAGGGTTTCGTTCTGTTGCCTCAACTGCAATAAGTTGTTGTCGCTCTGCGGATTCTGAATCTGCGGAAGTTGGCTGAAGTAGGTCGGCGGAGCCATATCGACTGGCATGCTCTATCCTTTCGGCTTGCGCCGATTCCATCCGGGCGGCGCATTCTTGGGCGCTTGCCGGCGCCGTGCGTGCGCGTCGGATTTGGGATCCCAGCGCTGGGCCATTGGTGCTTTCTCGGGCGCCCGGCTGGGAATGAGTGGAGGGGTGTCCATTTAACCGTAGCCTCCCCACCCGCCGCCGCCATTCGATGGAGCCGCTCCCGCTGCACCGTTACCGGAGAAAGAACTGAAGCCGCCCACCGGGGCGATCACGTCATTGCCGCCAGGTTATTGACCCCGGTGCCCACCGAGCCCAGCATCCCGTTCCATGCGTTGGCCGCGTTAATGTCACCCTGCGCCGTCGCCTGTCCGGCTCCGATTTGCGTGTTGGCCTGGTAGTTGGCCGCGCTGAGTGTGTTCTGCGCCGTGGTGTTCGCCGCCGAGTAATTCAGATTGTTGCCCGTGGTCTGCGCCTGCAAGTTGGTGGTGCCGGCATACTGCTGCCCTCCGACGGTGATGTTGCCGCCGTACTGCGCCGCGTTCGTTCCCAGGCCGGCCTGGGTGGTGGAGGCCGTCTGACCCTGCTGCGCCTGGCTGTTCAGGTTGTTGAACAGGTTTTGATTTTGGGTGGTGTAATCCTGGAAAGCGTTCTGGTAGGCGGTGCTGGCGAAGTTCTGGTTGTACATCGCCAGGTCTTTGGCCGCGCCTCCGGACCCGCTCAGTCCCGCCGCCGTCAGTTGCCGTTGCAGACCCTGCTGCCCCTGCGCAAGCTGGAATTGGTACCCCGGCGAATACTGCGCCATGGTCTGCGCCGTAAACGGGGTATTGAGCTGGCCGCCCGCCTGCAGCGCGGTCGAGAGATTGTTCGCCGCGGTGCTTCCGGCCGTGGCATACGGGTTCAGCCCCGCCGCGCCCGCGTTCGCGGCCGCCGTGGCATTACTCGCCGCCGTGTTGGCCGAGTTCACGACGTTCGTACCGGCCGTCGAGCCCGCGCTTCCGATGTTGCTCGCGGCCGTGCTCGCCGCATTGGCGATGGTCGGATTGACCGTATTCGCCGCGTTGACGACAGTCTGGCCCGCGGTGTTATACGCCGTGCTGAGTGTGTTGGCTGCGTTCGACGCGGCCGATGCACCCTGAATTCCGCCGATAATGCTGGTGACGATAGATGGCATCTTCTAAACTGGCTTTCCGCCGGGCGGCTATAACAAAAAAATGAGTCTCGACAGGACGGGAGCGCTCATGCGGCACTGGCGGCGGAGGGCCTGCTACGCCCCATAAGTTGTTGGTCCCAGAGCTTCCCGTCCTTCAGGAACGACTTCTCGTTCACTCCGTATGGCAGCAGGTTCATCCCTTGCGGATCGAGCCCGTAGCGCACCGCCGCGCGGTTGCACATCGGTACGCTGGCCACCAAGCGCCGGCAGGGCGTCCGTTCCCATAGCCAGCGCATTACCTCGCGCCCGGCTTGCCGCGTCAGCGCCGGCGGGGTTTTGCGCAGCATGGCGACGTGCGCCGCCCAGCAGATATCGTTCTCCGGGAAAAAGCAGAACAGGCCGATCGCGCGCCACTCTTCCGTCGCCAGCACATACCAGATCGCCGGATGCCGGTTTACCTCGAAGCGCTCCGGATCCGGCGCGAAATCGTCGCCCATGTGCCGGTAGAGTGTCGGATGCGTCAGGATGGTCCGCACCAGCTCGTAATCCCAGGTGCGGTCGAACGTCACTCGACCACCGCGAAGCGCCGCGCGGCCCCAAGAGCTACCGCCCAATCGAAAAGGATCGTGTGATCCACCGCCCAGAGGTTTACCAGCGGCACTCCCGACGCCACCAGGTACTCGGCCGGCCACGGACACCCGCCGTTGAAGATCGGCACCAGATAGGCAATTTTCGATACGGGCCACGAACACGGCGCCGTCGTGGGAAAGGCGATCGCCTCCAAGGCGTTGGTCAGATTCCGGTATTCCGATCCCCAGCTCAGCCCTTCCATCTTCAGCCGGTCCAGTCCGGATCCGGACTGCGACTGAAACGCGGCCGGAAAGTTGACGGCCGCGTTCAGCCGTCCGCCCTGAGGATACGGCAGGTCGGAAGTGTAATAGCAGCTCGCCCGGTTCACGTCCTGCGGATACAGCAACTCGAATTTGGCGCCCGCCTGAGCCGCCAGCACCGCCGCGGTAATCGTGGCGATGTGCGTGGCGATCGCGCCGGCCAGCCAGTTTGCATCCGCCGCTACCGGCGCATCGTCCTGGGTCCAGTAATTGCCCAGCGCGTGCCCCAGCGCCGCCGCTGCGGCCGAGACCGCCCAGGCATCGTAATAGGCCATCCCGCCGCCCGATGCGGTCCCGGTCCCGGCCACATAGCTTCCATTCCCGCTCGATCCCGTCAGCGTGAAATGGGTCGGGTCCGTCACCACGATGGCCGGCCAGGTCCCGTTGGCCGCCGTGTTCCCCTTCACCCCCGCCAGAATCGCGCTCTGCCCCGTCGCCAGGTTGTGCGGCTCCACTGTGCCGATGCCGATGGGCGAGGCGTTGGAAGCGTAGCCCACCACCTCGCTCATGTGCTCGCTGTAGAACCACCAGCCCACTTCCCCGAATTGCAGCCACGGCACCAGCCCCGCCGCGGCCAGGATGTCCGCCGCCTGCACATAGCAGAGCGCCAAATATGCCGTGACCGTCGCCGCATTGAAGGTGCATTGGCTCGTCTGCAGGTCGATCAGCGTCGTCGCCCCCGCCGCCGCCGTGAAACTCGTCCCGCTCACCAGGGTGGTGAGCCGATAATGGTTGCTGTCGGTCACGGTCGCAGCCCACACGGCGCCCGACGCCCCCTGCGCCACATGTACCGTGTTGCCGGTGATGTAGCCGTGGCCGATCTGTTCCACTGTCTGCGGTCCCGACCCGCTCACTCCATCCACCACGCCCGCGCCCCAGCTCCCAAACCCCGTATCCGTCAACACGCTCGCACCGTCCGGGAACCGCTGCGACCAGGCGCCCACGCTCGTATTCAGATCCGGGGGCGCCAGCAATTCTTGCGAGAACGCCACCGTCATCGTCCGCCCGGCCGCGTGCACCAGGCCGGCGAAGTCCGCCAGGTAATCCCTGAAGCCGCGGTTCAACGGCGAAGCCTGGCTCGAATCCACCGCCCAGGTGCCTTCGTTGCCGCCCACCAGCTCCGCGGTCCCGATGTCGCCGGCGACGCTTAGCGTCATACTCGCGCCCGCGCTGAGCGAAACGTCGAGGCTGAATCCGTTAATCGGACTCAGCACGGTAATGGTGAACTGCCCGGCCGTCGTTGTCGGCGCCGCGCAAATTCCCACGAACGTACCGTTGATGGCGTTCACCATCCGCTGCGCCAGCGTGGTCAAGGTGTCCGCCGGGTAAGCCGCGGCGCCGAATACCGTCACCGCGTTCCAGGGGCTCACCGTCGTGCCCGTGGGGTTTCCCCCCATGCTTGTCGCCCCGCCGATCGGCGTGCCGTGCCCCTGCGGTCCGCCCAGCGAAAGCCAGATCGTGTCCGCGCCCACCCCGAACGAATTGCCCACCCCGATCGTGCCCGCAAGAGTTACCGTCGCCTGGTGAAAGTTCCCGCCGTTCCTCACTCGCTTCAGGGCGAAAAACACTCCCGCGTAAAAGTCGATGTCCCCCCCGAAACCCATCTGCGAAAGGACGAACAGCGCCCGCGCCGGCGGAATCTTATACGTCTGATCGGTGTCGTAGTCGCACGCGCAATTGACCCCCGCGTAAGTCGCCGCCGGCGCCACCGGATTCGAGAGCACCGCCGCCTGTAAGTAATCGAACAGGCACGCTCCCGACGCCACCGTGAAGGTGACCAGGTGAATTCCCGCCGCCACTCCGCTCGCAATGAGCCGCCGGCCGGCGAATGCCGCCAGCGCATCGGCGTAAGTATTCACCACCGCCGCCGCGCCCCGGTCCACCGAAACGCCGAATTCCCCACCCGTCGTCGAAAGCGCCGTCCCCAGGTACAGATTGTGCGTGTACTGGCACGAATAAGCCACCGTCACCGTGTCGCCCGCATTCGCGGATTGCTGCGCGAAGCCCTCGAAGTAGTCGCCCACTTGCCGCGCCCAGCCCGTGCCGGCGTATTGCGTCCAGGCGTCCCGGTTGCCGATCGTCACCGAACCCGGCCCCGCGATCTTCAGCGGCGTCACCCCGTTCGGATCTGCCACCGTCCAATTCGCGAAGACAGCCGAAAACTCCATTGGCGCGTAAGCCACCAGCGAAGGGTTCACCGTCCCGGAGTCGTACGTCAGCCACGGCGCCAGGGTCAGCCAGATCTGCCGGCAGCTCGCCAAGCCCAAGGCCGAGAAATCCAAGTGGTAGTGCATCGACGTGGGATCCGCGCCGCCCGTCAGTTTCCCCGTCTGTCCGCTCGCTGTTGATGAACTCGCCGTCGGGTAGAGCTGCGTATTGCCCGTGGTCTTGTACATCGACAGCAACTGGATCCCGTTGCCGTCCCTGCCCGGCTGCGTGCAAGTGAGGGTGACCGTCGCCCCGGAGCTCGTCGCCATAATCGGCACGGTCGAAGAACTCAGACCGTTAATCAGCGTCGCCAGGTTGGTGGCCACCGTCGCGAGAGTCTGCCCCGTGGCGATCGTCGAAAGGTCGGCCAACACATTGCCCAGGTAAACCAACTGGATCCGGTCGTAGATCGTCGGCGTGCCCGCCACCGTAAAGCTGCAGCTCGCCGCCATCGCTCCCGTCGTCGACGTCGGCGCCGGCAATGCCACCGTCCCGGAGGCCTCCGCGCTGGTGATGTAGCTCAGCGCGTTCCATGGCACGCTCGGGTATTTCGCGCTGGTCGGATTCATGCAGCCCGTTACAGCCAGGTCGAAATCCAGAGTCACTCCCGCGAGTGAGAAATCCGGTAGGTAACGGCTCGTGAACAAGTGCCCGTACAGATCGTCCGCGTTCCAGAGATAGACCACCGCAAAATCCGCTTGATCGGACCAGCAGCCGGAAACAGTGAAACCGGACGCCGAAGCATTGTTGATGCTGGCCACCGCGCCGCGCCGGTCGAAGCCGTTCAGACTGATGGCGTACCGCGGATCGAGTTTGCTCATCGCGCTCATGGTGTCATTGCACCGTCACCGTCAGATCCGACCCCGGAAACGTCGTCCCCACGCTGGTAATATCCACTTCCCACCACGCCCCCGCCGGAACGGCCACCGTGCTTGTCTGCGTATCCGATAACTCGCCCGGCCCCGCCGTGAAGGTGGCTACCAGCGTGGTCTCTCCCGGCGTGGTGTAGTAGCTCAGCGCCACCACCAGGTTCGCTCCCACCGGAGCCTGCTTCAGATCCAGCCGCAATGTGGAGGGCGTGACGCTCGTCATCACGTAAGTCTTCGGCGCCACGTCGCTCGCAATGGCCAGCGTCCCTTCCGCGCCCAGCGAATACGTCTCCGCCGCTACCGCCGTCCCGCTGGCGCCCAGCAACGCGTCCAGTGCGCTGAAGAATCCGGTCCAGGGCGAATTCAGCGGCGTATACGCTTGCCCCTGAAAAAAGGCCGTCAGGGTTGGCAGCGACACCCTATCCCGTCCCTTCCGTGAATTCCAGGTACGCCGTCACGATGGTAATGGCGGCCGCCGCGCTGGATACGCTAATCGACGCGCGAGTCGTGAACGTGAGGCAGTTGTCGTCGGAATAGCTTAGCGTCAGGTTTCCGTCGCCATCGTCGTCGATCTGGAAGATCCGGTCGCGACTCCGGCCGCAGCGCAGCCACCGCACTCGCGGCGGCGCGCCGTCCACGTCCGCGTCGTCGTTATCGCAGTCCAGCTCGAACAGCGAATAGAAGCGCCACTTTTTCTCGTTGCACAGGTGGGAAGCCCGCCGGCGCCTGTGAATCTGCACCCCGTTGTCTTCCACGTAGGCGCTCGACATCGTGTACAGGTTGTAGTTCTGCCAGTCGCCCACGTAATGAACTTCGTCGATTGTGTCGACGCCGATGCATGCGTGGAACGCCCCGCGCTGCCGGTCCCAGCCCGTTCCGTTCCACCAGCCCCGTTGGTGCCACTCGCCCAGCGTCGCGTCGTACACCCAGGTCGCGTTGCCGGTGGGGAAACTGATGACCCAGAACTCGTGGCCGTCCATGATGCAGGTGTAGCTCACCGCGTCCTGCACCGTGGCATATGCCGCCCAGGCCTTCTCGATCGCCGCCGTCGAAATCCGTTGAGGCACAAAACCTAACGCCAGGAAAGCGACCCTCTCGCCTCTGCGTACGTCGCCGCCGATCCACGCCACTCCCGCGCTCAGCCGGCAGGTGGCGTAGGGCGCGCCGTTGCCGTAGTGCATGAAGTAGCTCGGGTTCCGCTGGAAGGGATTCGTCCCGCTGCTGGTGCTCGCCCATACTTCCGTCGATTCCAGCGCCCCGTGAATATACAGTTGCTCATGGTCGGCCATCAGTGCCGCAACCGCGTCCGGATAGGCCTCCTTACTGAAAAAGTTCAGCGGGTCCCAGCTCGTGGCGTCGTTGATGGCGGAGTAGTAGACCAGCTTCGAGCCTGGCTGCGCGGCGAAGCAACTGCTATCCAAAAAGGCCCCGTTGGCGGCCGCCAGGGTTTGTCCCTGCCACAGCGTGCCGGCGCCTCCCGTCGAGCCGTTGGAGCCCCAGTCGGAATTCCCGAAAGCTACGCCGCCCACCACCGAGGTGATGGTCTGCGATGCCACGGTGAAGCCGGCGCCCCCCGTGATTTGCATCAGGCAGCCCACATCGGCACTGGTGAAGGTATAGCCCGAGAGTCCGCCGCCCGCGGTGATCGAGAGTCCGGTGAGTGCCAGTGGCGCTCCCAGCCATTCCACCCCCGTACCTTCCATGGATCCGGCCACGCCCCACGAAGCCGCTCCGAAGGCCTCGCCCTGGCTGTTCACCGAGGTGATGACTTGAGATTGGATCGTGAACGCCGCCCCGCTGCCCGACGGAGGCAGTCCCGCATTGGTGATCTGCACCGTCATACCGACGTCCGTGGAATTGAAGATTCCCCCCGTGTCTCCGGTGAGACCTCCCGTGGCCGCGTCGATCTGGAGATCGTAGAGCTGGGAGGAAAACTGGCACACCTGCGCGCCCGCTCCGTTGTCGCAATAGGCCAATCCGGCCGACACCACGAACAACTGGTCGCCGTTCGAAATGATCTGCACCGGGTTGCCGTCGTTACCGATCAGCCCATGACTAGTGAAAGACGAAGGCCCCAACACCTCGTAGAGGAATGAGCCTGCCGCCGCGAATAGCCGGTTTTCCCCCGCCCACAGCCCGCGTATGGGCCCGGTGGGCAGCGTGCCATACAAGGAGAGCCCCGGCGTGGGAGAGAGCACCTTGCGGGCTTTCTCCGCGCCTCCGGGGTTGGCGCTGCTCGGCGCGGCCCATTCCACCAGGTCGGGGTAATAGTTCATCGCCGCCTGGCTGGCCGCGTCCAGCGAGGGAAACGAATAGAACCCGGAAGTGAAGGCGTCAAAGCGCAATCAAAATCCTCGCGTGCGGTAATTGAAGTAAGGCGTCCGCTGGGTGCTCGGCGGCATCCCCGCGTCCCGCGTGTGCAGCTTCGGCGCCCGCGAATTCAGGCTCTGAATCCCGGCCCGCGCCTTCCGCGCCTGGGCCGTCACCATAAGCGGAACCTGGACGTTCCACTGCGGCCCCAATACCTCCGCCAGGCTGTAGAGAAACGCCGAGTAATAACCGGGCGGGAAGGCGATTTCCTCCCCCAGTGCGGCGAAGGCCGCGAGCTGCTGCCAGGTGAAAAGCTGCAGGATGTACGGCAGCGTCGGCTGGCCCCAGAAATACAGATTGCAGTTCGGGTTCGCGTAATCCGGGTACATCTTCGTCGGCAGCGTGACCGGCATTTGCTCCAGAGAGATGTCCGCCCACTGGTCGACGTCCAAAATATCGAGCGGAATGAAGACTCCCGGCGAACTGTCGTTCAGGATGATGTTCGCGCGCTCGATCCGCGTCGGCCGCACGCTGCCCGGCCAGTCCGTCGAGCCCGGACCCAACTCGTACACCGCCGGGTTATTCGCATCCGGCGGTCCTTTGTCGCTGAACGTGTATTCGTCCATGCGCGTCGTATAGACGAAGGCCTTCCGGGTGAGCCAGTAATCCACCAGGCCGTTGGCTACCGTCAGACCGTCCGCCAGCTCGCTCGCGCACAACCCGCCTCCGGAGCGCAGCTTGCCCAGCGCCTTCGCCGCGCTGTTGAGGAGGTCCGCTAAAGTCACTGCTTGGGTCCTTGCGGCGCTTGCGGCGCCGGCTGGGGAACCGGTGTGCCCAGAATCTCGGCCGAGAGGCTGGCGATGGTCATGAGCGCTTCCTGCGCCAGTTGCGGCAATCCGTCCGGAATCGGCCGCCCGAACGGGATGCACAGCTCCAGAGCGAAGCTGATCACCAACGCGCGCTCGTAGCCCGCGGGCAGGCTAACCGTGTCCGTCAGGCTCGCGAAGTCGCCGATCGGCTGGTAGGTGTACAGGATCGCGTTGCCGCCCGCCGGTATCGGCGAAACGTATACGTTCCCGCTCGGGAAGCCCCCATCCCAGTACAGATCCTCGACGAAAATCCCGGTGCGCGTCTTGTCCGCTACCGCCGCCCACTGCTCCGCGCTGGCGATGCGGCACTCTTTCTCGATCCCGTTCGCCGCTAACACCGACGCCGCCTTGATCTTGATCGGCCGAGTGGAAGCCACCCACGTCCCGGACGATCCGAAGGTATAAGACCCCGCTCCGCTCAGCCCATAGCTCGCCCGGTTGATGCCGATCGGAGACAGCTTTCGCGCGCTCCAGCTATCCAGTACCCGGTTCACGAGCCGCAACGCGAATGTCTGATCGTCCGTGGAGACGGTTTCACCGGGGCCGTATGCCCCGATGTACATCAGCGAGTCGCCCAGGATGTCCGATACCAGCGACATGGCGGCCTATTTCCTTTTGGTCTCGAGCGCGGCGATCCGGCCGGCGAGCGCATCCCCTATTGCATGCAGCGCCATCAGCTCCGCTTCGATGTTCAGGCTCTCGAGTGCGCCGATCCGATCTTCGTCCGGCGCGGGTTCCGGCGCCGGCGGAATCGGGTCGTCCTGCCAGCCGTCGCCCAGGTGCGCCTTGTGCTCGGGGCTATCTTTGGTAACGACCCTGTGCCCCTTGGTGGGGTGGTAAATCATCCAGTTCTTGCTATCCGCGTCAGGCGCGGCCGCGAGCCCTCCGGCCACCGGCGTGGGCGCCGCGTCGCCCGTCAACTTCGATCGGTCAAACATGGAAACTCTCCTGTTTTGCATTTGGGGAAAAACGGGGCGCCCGCCAAGGCGCCCCAACTTGATGCTTGAAAGCTACTGCTTCTCGACCGACGCGCCGACGTTGGCCGCCGTGTCCGAGGTGGCAGTCACAAACTGATAGGTGATCTGGTCGCCCGGCTTCACGGCCACCGAGTGGGTAGTGTCGCTGCAGGTCTTGCTGGCCGCCGCGATGGTACAGGTCAAGGCCGTGGCCGAGCCGTTCTTGTAAATGGTCAGCACGTCCACGGAAGTTCCGCCCACCACGTTCGCGCTCGATGCCACGTTCAGCCCGTAGATCGTCCCGTACGAGACCTGAATCGTCGGAGCCAGCGCCGTGGTTGCTCCGGAGCAAGCCGTGTCGTTGAGATACTCCGTCTGCGCCGTGGCCACCGTGCCCGTGCAGAAATCCGATTGGAGCTGCGCCGGCGCCCCGCCCATGGTCCCGAGTCCGGTTTGGACCCACTGGCCCGAAGAGAAGCAGTTGAAGATTTTGCCGTCGTCGATGTTGATGAACGGCAGCGCCGGAATGGTCGACGGCATGCAAGCGCCATACTGATCGCCGCTGGTAGCCGAGCCCGCGAAAGCCGAGCCGCCAAACGAACTCGGGGCCCCGACATAGATTACGGTCCCTGCGTTGTGATAGCTGGCCTTTGTGCCCCAGGCGCCGCGCACTACCCGCACGATGCCCTGGGTGGCATTGAGAACGCCCACCACATCCATCGCTTCGAAGTCGGCGTACAGCAGAGTGGTCCACTGTCCCACCGAATTCTGGACGAAGCCCGAGGTCGAGCCCACCTGGATGACGTCGGTGGAAATGCCGGGAGTGTTGCTCGATACCGTCGCCATGAGCGCGGTAATGAGAGTCGTGGTCGGCAAGGTGGCCTGCGCCTGCGCCTGCACCGGAATCAGTGCCAGCAGCAGCCCAGCCACGCCGAAAGCGAATCGTTTGAAAGTGTTCATGTTGTTTGGTTTTTCTCCTTGAGAGGGCCGTTGCCGGCCCCTTCCGTTTTGGCTGTTATTGCAGGCTCAGCACGCGAACCGCGCAGTTGTCCGGGTACAGGTTCCCGAACCCGAGCAGGCAGTCGAAGCGGTTCACCATCTTCCGCTCGATCGGATCCATCATGCGCAGGAAGGCCACCGCGATCCCCGTCTTCGGGTCGCGGGCGACGCTCGACATTTCGCAAGCCTTCGGGATTTCCAGCTTCACCCCCACCAGGGCGAAGGCGTCCTGGTTCAGCGCCAGGCCGTTCATCCCCGATTTGCCGTTGGGGCTCGTCGTGCCCGGATAGAGTGTCAATTGCGCATTCGCGACGGGCAGCGCGTCCACATTCTGGTACTGCGATCCCGGGCCTTGAATGCCCTGGGTCCCAGCCTGGAAGTAGATCGTGGCCGTAGCGCCCGTTGCGGTCACGCTCTGGGTCAGCACGAATTGCTTCAGCGTGCCGGTGGTGCGCCGGGTGACCGGGTTGGCGTTGTTGACCAGGTTAACGCTGAAGACATCGTTTTGGTTGAACGTATCGCCGTTGGTGCAATTCACCACCATGGAAGTGGCGCCGTTGGTGGGAGGCGTGTTGACCGTGACGTTGTTCTGCCAGGTTCCCGCCGTCTGGGAGTAGAGAGACATGCTCTCGTCCCACGTGAAACCCTGCGCATCGCCGTAGTAGCCTTCGCGGAAGGCCTTCGCCACCGCATCCTGCGGGTTGAAAGTCGTCAGGTTGTTGCTGACGATCGTCCGCATCATTTGCGGGCTAACGATCATTCCCTTTTTGCCCGGCGTGCAGGCGTTTTCGATCAGCCTGGCGCGCGCCTGGCCGTAGATGTCGAAGGACGTCGGCGTGGTGCCCAGTGCGCCCACCACGTTGTTGGTATTCGTCAGAGCCCATAACGCGGCTCTGGAGTCGATCTCCTGGGCCATCTGTTCCATGGCTTTGTCCAGGTAGTTTTCCTTGAAGGCCGCCCGCCCGCGTTCGAGTTTCAACGCTTCTTCGATGGAATCGTACTCGAAGTGAACGCCGAAAATCTGATCCACGCTCACCGTCGTGAAGAGCCGGTTGATCACCTGCGGCTGGTAGCCCAGTCCGCTCGTGATGACGAAGCGCTGGGGAAGCGGCACCCGGACCGTCTCGCCCACGGCGAAGGCCTTGGTGTACTCCGCGTTGTAACTGGTATTGAAATATGGGGCAATCGCCAGCTTGTTCACGAGTCCCCTGAGGGCCTCGGCCGCAAGCCAGTCGACTACCTGGAATGTGTTCGCCACGTTGTGTTAACCCTTTTGCGCGGCGTCAAAAAGACCCGGTTTAGTTGGGCTTCTTGACCGCGCGGGCGTTCATGACGGCAATGTATTTGCCCATGTCACCTGCTTCGAGCGCCTGCTCGGCCTCGTCCACGGTGTTGGTGGCATTCCTGCCGCTGAGTTCCGTGGGCGGCTTCTTAGCCGCGCTCGTGTGTTTCGGTTGAGGAGCCGCCGCGGCTGCGGCCGCGGGTTGGGAGAGCTTGTCTTCGAGCCGCGTGATCTCTCTCGCCAGGGCCGCGGGAGTAAGTCCCGCTACCCGCTGCTGCTCTTCATACGGCAGCTTGTAGAGGTGCATCACGATCTCGGGCCCGACTTCGGATTCCAGGATGAGCTGGTCGACACCCTTGGCGGTAACGAACTTTCCGATGATGTCTTGCGCATCGGCATATTCCGGATCCGCCGCCAGAACCGCTTCGGCGCGCGTCTTATAGCCCTGCTGCAGTTCGGTAAGCTTGGCTTGCGCCTTCGCTGTATCCGCCGCCTGGCGGTCGCGCTCCGGCTGCTTCATCTTCCAGTCGGTGTATTCGTCGAAGTACTTCAGCTTGGCTTTTTCCAGCTCTTCCCACGTGCCGGTCCATTTTTCGGGATCGGGGGGAACGGGCCGGCCGTCGCTCGGGACCGCTTTCGTCTCCGCTGCCGGTTTGGCGGGGGCCGAATCCGCTGGTTTGTCGGCCGGTTTGTTTTTGCCTGCAGCTTCGATCTGGTCGAGTCTCGCGCGAAGCGACGCGCGTTCCGTCAGCAATTCCTGGATGCGCTGGTGTGCCCTGCTCCCTAGTTTCGGCTCCTCTGAATTCCCGGTGTCCGCCGCCGGCGTCGGTTCAGGCTTCGCAGCCTCGGACTTGTGTTTCGGTGCGGGGGCCGGATCCGCTTCGTCTTTCGGCATTGGCGTGCCATTCAACAGCCACTCCGACCGTTGCTCGCCGGTCATCGTGTCCAGTGAATTGCCCGCTGCTTCATCGGTTGACGGGACCGCGCTGTTTTCGTCTTCCATGCTGTTTTGCTCCTTTGACCGCGGTTCTTTTACGCCTTCCGCGATAGGCGGGATAATAGAATCGTTCGTGAACGCCCTTGCTCCCGATCCTTGGCAGAACTCCGTCGACTTGCGGCCCTTCGTGCCGCTTAAGCTTGACCGGGCGACGGCTGCGCTGTTGGCCCCGCCTGCCCCTGTGCTGCCGGTGGATTAGCCGCCGCTTGCGCGTCCTGCGCCTGCTGCTGCAGCGTGGCTTCGTGATCCCGGTCGGCCTGCGAATCCATCAGCTCGAGGGAGTGCTGAATCGACCCCACCATCGCTTCCAGCTTGGCGATGCTCGATTGCACCCCGGCCTGTAACTCCGCGATGCGCAGTTGCGCCTGGATATCCTGCCGCTTCGTCTCTTCCTGCAGCGCCGCGATGGCTTGCTTCGATTGGATCTCCGGCAGTTTGGCTTCGAGCTGCTTCTGCAAGTCGGCGATGAGCGCCGCTTGCTGCATGAGCTGCTGTTTCTGCTGGCTCATCATTTGCTGGGCCTGAGGCGGCAGCGGCGCCCCTCCCTTCCGCGCGGCGATATCCGCCGGTACCAGCCGATCCGAGATCTCGTCGCCGATCGGTCCCAGGTTCTTCAACTTGACCACCAAATCCGCGATGCGCGGGAAGACCATCTGATTCTGCGCGAGCTGGTCGGCGAACTCGCTGGCGGCCTGGCGCTGGGAGTTGCTGCTCGGCCCGGTGCTGATCGAGACGCTGTGGCGCCCGGTCCCCAGCCTGTAGTGATACGTCTCTCCGGTCTGCGGATCGGTAAACGCTTCGTTGACCCGCACCACCTTGTGATCGCCGTTCGGCATTCGGACCCCCACGTCGCGCGGGGTGTC